GGTGGTTCGAGTTCAGGTGCGGCATATGTATTTAATGTTTCTACAGGTAATGTAGTATATTCATTAACAAACCCTAATGCACAAGACACGAGTAATTATGATCAATTTGGATATAGAGTTGCAATTAGTGACAATTATTTTGCTGTAAGTGCGTACAGTGAAAAAGGCCCTAACCCCAACAATTATGAATATTCTGGTGCAGTATATGTTTATGACATATCAACTGGTAACCTACTACATACTTTAGAAAATCCTAATCCGACTGGAACTGAAGAATATGATTATTTCGGTTTTGGACTTGCAATTAACGATAAGTATGTTGTCTGTGGTACACCTTATGAGGATACAACTGGAGATGCTTCGGGTGTAGTATATGTATTTGATATAACCAATGGTAACCTACTACATACAATAGATAATCCAAATGCTCAAGGTGTAGCAACAAATGATAGATTTGGTCAATTTGTTGCAGCGTCTGATGGATATATTTCTGCGACTGCACCTAATGACTTTGGTAGTACTGCAGATTCAAATGGTACACTTTATATTTGGGATTTACCATAATGAGTAGTTTTAACAGAAAACTTGCAGATCTAATAAATGCTCAAGGAGGAGTAAAGAGTTCTAAGATTGATTCTTTTGATTCGAGTGAAGTAGAAACAATTATTACTTCAAATGTATCTGGATCTGTGGTATATCTTAATAGTTTAGATAGTTTACCTACCACTGGATTGAGTGATGGTCAGAAAGCACTTGTAAAAATTAACGATAGTATAGGTAGACTTTATATTTCTGATGGGTCTGGTTGGTACAATGCAGACACAAATCTAAACACTGCAGGCCCAACATGGGTTACAGAACCAGATGCAACTTACACCATTTCAGATTCTGTAACACCCTTAACTATTACTGCACTTGCAACTGATGTTGACTCAGATGTATTAGTAGATACCAGTGTCGTTACAGACAGTGCCCAATACTTGGTTACTATTACTAACGATTCTTCTGTATGGACTTTTACTCCTAAGACTGCCGATCAAATAGGGGATGCAGTCGCTGCAGGTAACCTAGAAGATTCTAGTGGTGAATTTGTTTACACTTTTAGATGGAATGACGGTGTCAATGTTGTTTCCAAAGACGTAACTATTTCGTATAGTACTGCTCCAATAACAGCACCTGCTTGGGGTGGTGCTAGGTATGTTATGAATATTGGTTATACTAGATCAGATTATAACGGTAATGGATCTAATTATAACGCCGTGGTTAATGACTTAAACTATGGTAATATTGCTACACCTGCCAACGCACAAGATTTTGGAAACTTGAGTCGTGCTAAAGATGAAATAACTTCAAACATTAGCAATGGTACTAGAGGTATTTTTTGGGGTGGAACTCGTGATCAGATAAATGGGCCTTGGTGGGGAGATAGAAATATTGATATGATTACTCCTGCGACACTGGGAAACACTACGCTTTTTGGTTACGTGAATTACTACACAACTTTGTCAAACCCGACAAGACATTATACTAACTATAATGCGTCTGGAACAAGTGATGGAATTTATGGATTACAGATGGGTGGGTATTCCGCTGTTGCAGGTAGTAGAAGCACTATTGAATACATCACCATAGACACTCAAAGCAATGCGTCAAACTTTGGGTCTACTGGAACTCCAGGCGGAAACAACTCAGCTTGGAATGATGCAACTCGTAGTGTGTTGTACGTTGGAACTAATAATAGTTATTATAGTTCTTGGATAGCATATCTAACAACTCAGACAGTAGGTAATGCAACTGGAATTAGTAATACCCATCCTCATGGTGATGGTCAAGGATCAACTTCTGATGCTACTAGGGGAGTCACCTCTGGTGGAGATGAAATTTCATCTCATACCTCAGATATAACTTATAATGTAACACAAAATTTAACTGATGCTATAGATTTTGGAAATTTGTCAGTAGAGACTGTTGGTGGTAAATCCGCGGCGTGCGATGGAGTATATGCGGTGTTTTTCGGTTGCGCTAGTCAGGTTACCATGGAATACGTTACGGTACAAACAACTAGTAACGCAACAGACTTTGGTGATTTACTTTTTAAATCGTCAAACGGTGCAGCTCTTTCTGGAAATGCCGCATAATTGTAAAGTAAAAACATTATAAATAGTACCAAATAATTTAGTTTTTGGAGACTATTATGGCGGTTCCTGCATCTAGACAAGATCTCATAGACTATGCCAAAAGAAGACTTGGCGATCCAGTTTTAGAGATCAACATCGATGAAGATCAAATGGAAGACCGTGTCGATGAGGCATTACAGTACTATCAAGAGTACCACTCAGACGCAACGGTCAGGACATACTTAAAACATTTAATTACTCAGACTGATGTCGATAATGAATACATTCCGATATCTTCAGATGTTTTAACTGTGACCAAACTATTTCCAGTTGCATCTTCTTTCAACTCATCGTTTAATTTCTTTGACATTAAATATCAAATGATGTTAAATGATATCGCAGACTTGCAAAACTTCGCAGGAGATCTGGGATACTACGAGCAGATGCAACAATACTTGTCAATACTGGACATGAAACTAAACGGAACCCCACAAGTCCAGTGGTCTAGACATCAAGATAGATTACACATATTCGGAGACTTCCATGATAAAGATATAAAAGTCGGTGAGTATGTGGTTGCGGAAGTTTACACTATAATAGATCCAAATACTCACACATCGATTTATAACGACATGTGGTTAAAAGATTACACTACTTCATTGTTTAAACAACAATGGGGAATGAACCTTATCAAGTTTGAGGGGGTACAATTACCAGGCGGTGTAACATTTAATGGAAGACAATTATATGATGATGGTACATCAGAGTTAGAAAGGTTAAGAGAGACAATTAGACTAGAACATGAAATGCCCGTTGACTTTTTTATAGGATAATATAAATGGCTCGTAACCTCTACTTCTCGGAGAAAGTAAGATCTGAAATGGATCTCTATGCAGACTTAGTCATAGAGTCATTAAAGATCTATGGACAAGATGTATACTATTTACCGAGAGACTTGGTAAACGAAGATGTGCTATTAGGAGATGATGTTACATCTCGATTCCCAACATCTCATAAGATAGAGATGTACATAGAGAACGTAGAAGGATTTGACGGAGAGGGAGATCTATTCACTAGGTTTGGTGTAGAGATTAGAGACGAAGCAACCTTTGTGGTTGCACGTACAAGATTCTCTGCACAGGTTCGCAGACCAGACAATGACATTGCAACCGACAGACCTACAGAGGGTGATTTAATTTATCTTCCTCTTACAAATAAAATGTTTGAGATACAACACGTAGAACATGAACAACCGTTCTATCAGATAGAGAACTTACCAGTATACAAAATGAGGGCAACTCTATTTGAATACACAGGAGAAGACTTTGACACAGGTATCGAAGGTATTCAAGATATTGAGAAGACAGGTTCTTATCAGTACAAAGTTTGTTTAACTGCACCTAAGAAACCTACTACGTCAGTCACTATGAATTTTGAGTACGATGATAATGTATTCGATTCTGGATATGGGCCACTTGGTACAATATCAACTGTGTCTATACTTACTGGTGGTACATATTATACAACACCACCAACTATAAGATTTGTGGGTGGAGATCCAGATGACAGTGCAGAAGCAACAGCGATAATAGATTCCGCGACAGGTCTTGTAACATCTGTTGTAGTTACAAATGGTGGATCAGGATACGAAACATTACCACTCATTGCTTTTGATGGTGGTAGTTCAATGGATAGTGATTATTCAATCGGTGATACAGTCAAACAAGTTATTGCAGATGGTGTTACAATTACTGGTGAGATTCAAAACATCGATCTTGATTCTGCAGGTGACAGTGATCGTTGCTTATATCTTGCACATGTTGGTGCAGACGATGGTAAATATCATACCTTCACAACTGGTGGAACACTACTAAACGTAACAAATAATGCACTTACTGGATTTACTATAACGACAGTTAGTGAAGATAATAAAATTTCAGAAACAGAACAAAACGAGACATTTACAGATTTTAGTGACGATTTCTTAGATTTCACAGAAGATAACCCATTCGGTGATGCAGAAAACAACTAAATATATCTAACGCAATAGGATAAAAACATGCCAATTATATTCAGAGCTACAAAAGGGAGTAGATTAACTGTCTCAGAGATAGACGGTAACTTTCAATCCTTATCAGATGCTGTTAACACAAAAGTAGATTCTGCAAACGTCATAGGAATTGTAGATAGTGCATATGTGCAATCAAGACAGTTGAAGTTTGATTTCTTAGATTCATCTGAAGCAATTTCACTAATAGATGCAGCACACGTTCAGGCAAGACAAACTCATTACTTAGATTCCGTTGCAACACAATCATTGATAGATGCAACATACATTCAAGCAAATCAAAGTAATATAGACTCTGGATTAGTCGTAAATTTAATTGACAGTTCACACATACAGTCGAGACAAACACAACAGGATTTTTCATATACTTCCTTAACAGATGTTCCAGATTTATTTGACAGTGTCGATGCTACTATACTGATTGATAGTGCATATGTACAGGTACGTCAGACACCTCAAGACTTTACATACAATTCGTTAACTGGTAAACCTAACATATTAGATTCAAATCATATTATTTCTATTATTGGTCAAGAGGGTATAGACTCTGATCTTACTACAAATCTAGTTGACTCTGCATATATCCAATTAAGAGATCGTTTTCAAGACTCATCACTAGTGACATCTACAGTTAATGCGTCATATGTACAGGCAAGACAAACTGCACAAGACTTTGCATATAGTTCCTTAACTGGTACTCCAACAATACCAACAAATAACTCTGAATTAACCAATAGTGCTGGCTATGTAAGTGATACTGATCTTGCAAATAATTTATTAAACCTTGCAACAAACCTTGTTCCAGACGCAGATAGTGCACGTGACTTAGGTACGGCATCTAAGAAATGGAGACAGTTACATCTTTCAAGTAGTACAATCTTTCTTGGGACTGATACAGTATCCACTGATAATGGTGAGTTAAAAGTAAATAGTAAATCAGTGTACGACTATAATTCTCCAGATAATGCTTTAGTCGCACTCAGTGATAAGTTTATTGAAACTTCTACAGAACTTACAGACGCACAAGCACCAACTGATCCACTAGTTGTTTTTAACACTTGGAATAGATTTTCCCACCAAGGTTCAAGTCAACCTCTTGCAAATCAAACAGATTTAAATGCGTGGGCATATAATTCAGGTACTGGTGCAGTTGAAAATTCTCTGAACACATCATCAGCAACAGGGTTCTATTCACCAAGAAAATATGATAGTTACACACATACGGCAACATTAAAATCGACAGGTACTGATGATGATATTGTGGGTGTTGTTGTTGGTTATGTTATAGAGGATGGAAAACACTATACGTTAAGTGCTATTAGACAAACACACGGTAATTTTGTCCAAGCAGGATTAATGTGGGGTCTTGTACTTAACTTGGGTCAATCAGGACATTCAGATACAACTCGTAATCAGGCATTATTATCAAACGGTACAAGTCTAGGAACAGCAGGTAACGGATCATCATCTGATTGGAACGCATTTCCAAATGGAACAAAAGTACTTGTTCGTAAGATTGGTGCGAGTCTTTCAATTAAAACATCAGAGTTCAATAGCACATCAATTGATGATAACACAGAAATTACCTTTGATCTATCATCTGATACGAGAACTCAAAGATTTGCTGGCGCAGTACCATATGGTTACATTGCACAGTCACAAGGCCCTGCGTCTTTCTCTGGTCTATCTTTTGTACCCGATACACCTGAATCAATTATTCATTTCCAAGGGAATGGTGCAACAGCGTTTTATCAATATAACAGTGGTACTTCTAATTGGGATACAGATACAACTTCTACTCTGTCTGATAGAAAAGGTAAAATTTACCACAACGATAAAACTGGTAGAACATTCTTTAACGATGGTGATAATGTTACAGCGATAGGCACTGTAAGACAATTTAATGATGTGCTTTATCAAGTGCCTCAATCATCTGCTCCTACTGCAACAACAATTGGTGCACTAGGTCTCAAAGCTGGTATGTTTGCAGTCGCAGACGGTACTAACTGGGATCCTTCAAGTAAGGGTGGAAGCGTACCATATCCAGTTTTCTGGGATGGAACACAATGGAATGCGTTATACTAAATGTTTGGAACACACTTTTACCATGAGAAGATAAGAAAATCAGTTTCCCTCTTTGGGAGACTGTTTAACAGTATCTATGTGATCCGCAAGAATGCTTCTGGTGGAGTTTTAAATCAATTAAAAGTTCCTCTTGCATATGCACCTAGAAAGAAATTCTTAGAGAGAATTAGACAACAAACAGATCTATACACAGACGAAAAGACTGCGATAAAACTTCCTCGTATGTCTTTTGAGATAACAAGTTTTGTTTACGATAACACAAGGCAACTGACTAAGACTAGTACCTTTAAAGGTCGTGGTCAGAAACTTAATGACTCAACACCATTTCCTACAGCTCAGAAGTTTTTTTCCCCAGTTCCTTACACAATTTCATTTGATTTAAATATTTACGCAAAGAGTCAAGATGATGCTTTACAGATTGTAGAACAAATACTACCTACATTCAATCCTCAATACACTGTGACGATAAAATCATTTCCAAAAGAGTTTCCAGATTTCAAAGAGGATATTCCAATTGTTATGTTGGGTGTTGCTTTCTCAGATGATTTCGAAGCAGACATGGCACAAAGAAGAACAATCGTATATACATTGTCCTTTGAGATGAAAGTATCCTTCTTCGGCCCAATCGCAAACTCAACTGTTATCAGAAAATCTGTTGCAGACATTTTCTTTCGTGAAGCAGGTGCAGACGGTGACTCTGACATACGTGCAGAAAGGTTAACTGTAACACCTAACCCAACCACAATAATCGGAATGCCCGATAGTGACTATGGATTCGATACTGATATCGATCTCGCCTTTGATGATAGCGCATAAGGAGAAATAAATGCCCATCACATTAAGAAACACAAAAGGCAGTGAACTTACCTTTGCAGAACTAGACGGCAATTTCACTCACCTTAATACACAAATAGATACTTTAACAGATTCTTCTACGGTAAAAACTTTTATTGACTCTTCCTATGTACAAGGAATTGCAGGTCAAACTTACATAGAAAGCATAGTAGATTCTGCATATGTAAACAATAGAGCAGAAGTTTCGGTTGCCCTTATAGATAGTGATTACGTACAAGCACGTGTAGACACAGTAAAACTGTTTCCATACACAGTTGCTACCGCACCATCTGGAACTGAAGGTCAAATGATATATGTAACAGATGGTAATGCAGGAGACGCAACACTTGCAGTATTCAGTGGTGGATCTTTTAAAGTTGTATCTGTACTTGGTGCTACAATACTAGACTCAGCTGGTGGCGGTGGAGGCGGATTCTAATCCGATGACAAATGAGTGATGATGAAAAAATAAATAATGACTATGATTATTCTCGTGACACTTTATATGAGTTGATCGAAAAAGGAAAAGACGCACTAGAAAATATGATAGAGGTTGCTCGTGAATCAGAGCATCCTCGTGCATATGAAGTATTATCTGGTTTAATTAAAAATGTTGCAGATGTCAACGATAAACTACAAGATTTAAATAAGAAACAAAAACAATTGAATGATGATGAGAAACTACCGCAAGTAGAAAATCAACAAAATAACTACTACTTAGGTTCTACCTCAGATATTCAAAAGATGCTAAAAGAAGATAATGTGATTGATGTTGAAGCAGAAAGAGTCATATCTAGGGAACCCTAACGTAAAGAGAGATGGTGTCCTACAGGAATGGACTCCAAACCTATTACAAGAATATAAGAAGTGTATGGACAATCCTATATACTTTGTAGAAACTTATGTAAAGGTTATTTCTCTAGACGATGGGATGGTTCCCTTTGTTTTATATCCATATCAAAGGAAAATGTTTGAGCAATTCCAAGAAAACAGATTCAGTGTCGTCCTCGCATGTAGACAATCTGGTAAAAGCATTAGTGCATGTGCCTACTTGTTATGGTATGTCCTCTTCAACCCAGAAAAAACAGTCGCAATCCTCGCAAACAAAGGTGCAACTGCACGTGAAATGCTTAACCGCATTACACTCATGTTGGAAAACATTCCGTTCTTTCTTCAGCCTGGGTCGAAAGCACTCAATAAAGGAAGTCTGGAATTTTCTAACAATTCACGTATACTTGCCGCTGCTACTTCTGGGAGTTCCATTCGTGGTATGTCTGTTAACCTTCTATATCTTGATGAGTTTGCTTTCGTAGAACGTGCCGCAGAATTCTATACATCTACATATCCTGTTATCTCTGCAGGTAGAGACACCAAAGTTATTGTGACATCTACTGCAAACGGTATTGGTAATCAGTTCCATAAGATATGGGAAGGATCTGTCCAAGAGATAAATGAGTTTAAAAGTTTTCGGGTAGACTGGTGGGACGTACCAAACCGTGACGAAGACTGGAAACTACAAACCATATCCAATACAAGTCAATTACAGTTTGATCAGGAGTTTGGTAATACATTCTTCGGAACTGGAGACACACT